GGGTACAACAGTATCTATCGTAAATAAAACATACCCACTGTAAACAATTTTAGTTAGGACAACAATGGCATTATCAATGGAGCAGGTAGCAGCACGCGTACAATCGCTGCGCTATCGCAATAACGAGCGAGATGCTCGCAACCTTGACGTTCTTGCTGTCCGTAAAGGAAAAATTGCTGAGGTTTATCCAGACTTCTTTCCAGATGGCGTAGATGCAAACGTAGTAGCAAACTTTATTGACATTGTTGCTCGTGACCTATCTGAAGTAATGGCTCCGCTTCCAGCGGTTAACTGCTCTGCAGCCAATGCGGTCAATGACCGTGCTCGTTCTTTTGCAGATAAGCGCACACGCATTGCTGCTAACTATTTCCAACATTCTGATTTGGCTGTACAGATGTACTCAGGTGCTGACTGGTACATCACATTTGGTTTCGTCCCTTTCATTATTGAATTAGACGAAGAAAGCAAGATGCCACGCATCCGCGTAGAAAACCCAGTGGGGGCTTACCCAGAGTTTGACCGCTACGGACGCTGTGTTGCATTTGCAAAACGATATATGATGACACTTGGCGAACTCGTTACTCAGTTCCCTGAATACGATTCAATGCTCCTAGGACCTATGGGTTACAAGCAGGACTTGAATGCTCAGGTTGAGTTAATTCGCTATTACGACAAAGACCAGTCAGTTATCTATATTCCATCAAAGGACAACCTAGTTCTATCGTGGGCTGCAAATCCTCTCGGTAAGATGATGGTAGTCATTGCACGTAAGCCATCTATCGATGGAGAACTACGTGGACAATTTGATGATGTTCTCGGCATCCAGTTGCTACGCAACCGCTTTGCGTTGCTTGCAATGGAAGCAGCAGAGAAGTCTGTTCAGGCTCCTATCGTACTGCCACAAGATGTACAGGAACTACAGTTGGGTGGAGATGCGGTTATCCGTACATCTAACCCAGCAGGCGTTCGTCGCGTGGACCTTAACCTCCCTGCTGGCGCATTTACTGAACAGCAACTACTCAACCAAGAACTACGAGTAGGTGCACGTTATCCTGAAGGACGTACAGGAAACATCGATGCCTCTATTGTCACTGGACAAGGCGTACAGGCACTTATGGGTGCATTCGATACCCAGGTTAAATCAGCACAGGCAATCTTCGCTGCGGCACTTCGTGACGTAATCAGCGTTTGCTTTGAAGTTGATGAACGAATCTTCCCAGACGAAAAGACCATTCGTGGTGTTGACGCTGGTTCCCCATATGAAATCACATACAAGCCTTCTAAGGACATCAAGTCTGACTACTCAGCCGATGTTCGTTACGGAATGCTTGCAGGTCTTAACCCAGCACAGGGTCTTATCTTTATGCTACAAGCACTTGGTGGCGGTCTTATCTCTAAGGATATGGCTATGCGTGAACTACCATTCACAGTTAACGTCACACAAGAATTAGAAAAGATTGAAATCGAGAAGATGAGAGATTCTCTTCTTGGTTCCATTACTGCCTATACACAAGCCATTCCACAGATGGCTGCATCTGGCGGAGATGCCTCAGAGGTAGTTCGTAAAATTGCTGCGGTTATCAAAGCACGCCAAAAGGGACAGGCGCTTGAGGATGCGATTGAAGCAACCTTCGCTCCGCAGCAACAAGTTCCTCCTGCTGGGGAAGCATCTATGGTTGAGCAACCGTCCCCTGCTCCCGCCGCTACTCCAGCAGGAGGCGCTCTTCCACCTGAGGGTATGGAAGCACCGCAACCTGCACCAGACATTCAAACAATTCTTTCAAGTCTTACCGCATCTGGTAAGGCTGGTGGGCGTGTAGTAACTAGAGGCTAACAAAGTAGGGGACAATGACAACACTGATTGGTATTGAATACGACGACAGTTGTGTCTTGGTTGCTGATAGTAGAACTACAGATGATACTGGATATATCTACACTCATCCAAGTGTCAAGAAGATTTCAGAACGTAATGGTTTCTTGATTGCAGGCGCTGGCGAGGTACTACCTTGCGATGTAGCCCAGCATATCTGGGAGCCACCAGTCGTAACAAAGGCTGATAAGAAAGATTTATTTCACTTTATGGTATCTAAGGCAATGCCTTCGCTACGTAAGTGTTTATCATCAAATGGTTTTAACTTTGATGAGGCTAAGACTGAGCAGAGATTTCAGTTTCTAATCGCAGTATGCGGTGAGATATTCGACATCGATGACGAGTTATCAGTTTGCAAAAACATCAGCGGAGTTTACGGAGCAGGTTCTGGTGCACCATTTGCACTAGGAGCACTGCACGCAGGAGCCGATGCTTACGAAGCAATGGAGATTGCGTCTAAACTTACAGCGTTTACCGCAGGTCCTTATCTATCTAAGTCACAATTCAAACATTCTAAGTAGGAGTAATTATGGCAGGCAATAAGAACAGCGGAGGCTTCCGCCCAACTGCTCCACAAAACAATCCTGCTAACGTTTCAGCAACAGGTGGTGCAGGGCAATCGGGACGTCAGCCAGCACGCTATATCGCAGGTCTTCCATACGGAGAGGGACAAGCAACTATGCAACAGCAAATGTCAGCACCAATGGCTGGTCCAACACCTACACCTACGCTCCCATCAGTAACACCTCTTACCGCTCCTACAGAGCGCCCCACAGAGCCTTTGACTACAGGTATGGATTTTGGTCCAGGAGCAGGAAGCGAAGCACTTAATCTTCCTCGTGAGCGTTCACTATCTGAAATTCTTGCATCTATGATTGACATTGACCCAACTGGAGACGTACAAGACCTTTATAACTATGTAGCATCTAGAGGTCTTTAATGGCAGAAAATAAACCATTACCTAAGATTGCTGATAGTTTATCTGCTGGTGTAGCAACCGCTGCAGCACAGGCAAAACTTTCTAAGTCAGAGCAAGCGCAACTTGCTGCATTTGGTGAACTTAAGAAGACTCACGAATTTTTGGTTACACTAGACCAAGATAAAGCATACAAGGCTTACCGTGCTTTAACACCTGAGTATCAGTCAGCGCTTAAGACTTACTTTAGCCCTAAGTACACTGTTGAGGATAAAGGCTTCTTTGGCAATATTGCTCGTAGCATTAAGTCATCTGCTTACTACGCTGGCGAAACTTTTAAGAACTTGGGTATGCAGATTGCTGGATTACCTATTCAGCCTAAGGAAGAGGTAAACCCAGCCCGTGCACTCCTTCAACTTGGTGTCGCACCTGCTGCTGCTATCGCAACTGAGGCAACACCTGAGCCAGTAAAGAAGGCAGCGGGTTCTGTACTAGAGGCTTTAGTTCGCCCAGCCGAAAAGATTATTAAGCAACCATATACGGCTCAGCGTCTTGCAGAAGAGCAGGGTGAGGGAAGCGTTGGTACCTTTTTTAATTTTCTTGGTCAAGGTCTAAGTGAACTTGCTCCAGGTGGAGAAGATGCAACAGTAGAAGATAATTCTACAACTTGGAGAAAGTATTGGGAGCAGGCTTCCGACAAGGAGAATGTTTTCGACGCATCTGAAGTTGCTAAGATTGAGCAAGAAATTGAACCTGCTGCAGCATACGTAGGTAAACTACTTGCTGGTAAAAAGAATTTTATGGACAACTACGAAGACATCCTTCGTAATCCTGAAGCACTTGACTTGATTCAGCGCTACACCGCTGGAGAAAAAGATGCTATGGAAACCGTTGGTCGTTCAGTAGCAATGTATGAGCGAGCAAAGATTAGCCCAGGTCGCGACTACGCTCGTGCCTTGATTGACCTCTTTCCATTCGAGGCTGAAAAGGCTAGCGCTGGTGGCGCAGCCGAGCAAGCATTCTTTAAGTTAATATCTGGCAACATTGACTTCGCTGTAACGTTTGGTCTTGACCCACTTCTCTTGATTGGTAAAGCAAAGCGTACTGTTGACGTTGCTCGCTTTGGTTTGATTAAGATGGGCGAGGACCCACGCAATCTTGATAAAGCATTCAAGAATACATCTGTTCGTCGCTACTGGGATGAAGCAGGTAAACTGTTTACTCAGTACAACAAAGGTGATTTGGTTACAAAGGGCGCAGTTCTTACTCGCATTCAAGAACGCTTCCCTGAAATAAACCTAGATGTAGCACAATATATGGCTCCTAATATCAAGGATGCAGATACCGCTCTTGAGTTCTTTAGAGGCGGAGACATTATTGATGACATCAGCAGAGGCAACGCTGGCTTACGCCGCGACCCTTTGATTCCACGATACACACAGTCTCGTTACGTTAAGGACTGGCTTCGTGATGGTGCTCTAAAGAGCCTAGAAAAATTTGCTGGCAAGTATGAGGCTATTGCCCTACCAGGTCAGTTAAATGACATTGCTCGTTTTGCTGATGAGAATCCAGTTGCTTGGTCAGAGAATATCGGATACAAGGAAATTACAAGTCCTAGTGGAATCCGCTCAATCTTTGCGGGTCGTGGTAAGACTGTAGACGGCGAAAAGACCAAGGGTGCTTTCGTATCTAAGGATGCCAGCACTGCTGCCAAGATTGACAGATTTATGCGTCAGTTCTCAATTGCTCCGTCACAGGAAAGAATCATTTCAATCAGTGACGCCTCAAGCGCTACACAGGTCTATCGCTTAATGCGTACTGTTGTAGACAAGGGAACCGCATCAACCTTCCGTGCTGCTTGGATTGCAGCCAACGAAGGTCAGCGTCTACTTATGTACAAGGGAATGACAAAGACCCTTGCATTAGGTATGGGTCTTGACCACTCAGAGGCTGGGCGTAAATTTATCGCAGCAATTGATGAGACTGCGGATGAACTTTACTCTGTAAACCAAAGTGTTTTGGATTTAGGAGAATGGTCACGAGTTCTTGGAACTATTCGTCCAGGAAATCTGCCAGCACCAGAAGGTGTTCGTAAACTTGTAGCAGAGGCAACCGACAAGGCTCAGTCTGATGGTAAGGCTATGCGTGTGCTTGCCTCCAGCGGTCAGGAAATGTCTGTAATAACACAGCAGATTTCTGAACTCAAGGCTCTTAAGAAGGAACTTATTGCAAAGAAGCCTGTGTCACAACAGGAAGCCGATGCAGTTAAGGATATTGTTTCAGACATTGATAATTCGCTTAAGATTCTTGGCGGAACAATGGGTAAGATGCGTGTTGCACGCAAAGATATTGCAAAGTATATTGATGACCTAGACCCAATTGATGTTGACAGTTTTAACGCTGCAGAACTTAATGGAGCACAGCGCGGTGTCCGTGCTTATCAGACAAGCCAGAGTCGCTATATGCCTAACCTGGTTGACCTACGTAAGTTTGAACTACGCGGAAACGTGTTCTCATCACTTACTGGTAAGGTTGGAGAATCTGTAGTAAACCAAAAGGCTACAGATATTTGGTCTTACCTTAACCTTTACCCACGCCTTGGTATTCGTACTACGGTTGAAGAAGTTGGAACAGCGGGTCTTATCGGCGGAGCCGAGGGAATAGGTAATTACTTCAAGGGCTTTGCAATGTCACAGGAGATGCGTAAGGCATCTGCCCCTACAACTAAGATTAGTGCTGTTCGTCAGATTGAAAAAGAGGTTAGCCCTCTTGGTATCATCTCTCGAAACTTGTACAAGATTACCCGTAAGAACTACACTAAGCAAGAGATTCTCGCAATGGCTGATAACCCAGAAGAATTGGGTAAGGCTATTTCAACGTCTCTTCTTAAGGATAGGTTCAAGCCAGAGTTTTTAAAAACAGCCAAGGGCAAGCGTGCTGCCACATACGCTGAGGACTGGGCTGTCAATAGTGGCGACCAGGTTATGAATGAAATCAACGGAGCAATCCGTCAGGCTGAGTTCAAGGTAGACAACGCACAAGAAACAGCAAACTATCTTCGTCAGTATGGTCCATCTGTAGCACTTAATCCATTTATTACACAGGCTCTTAAGAACTTAAAGTTTAGTTCAGTCTATGGCGAGATTGCCTACAACCGCACCGACTTCCTTCTTAACTGGTACCTAGACTTGCACAACACAATTGGTAAGCGCAACATCTTTGGTCAGATTGTGTTTAGTAATATCTACCGCAAAGAAGAAGATGCGATTGAGGCAGTTGCCAAGTATCTTGATGGTAAGGGAAATGAACTAGCCAAGAAGTTTGCTATCTACAACTCTGAAGGTTCATACGAATTTGCTCGTCGCATCTATGCGGATTCAACAAATGCCCTACGTGATTACTCAGGTAGACTCAACAAGAACCTAATCGAAGAGATTAAGGCTTCTGGTGGCGTAGACAACTTCGACTTTAAGCAACTACATAAATACAATGAGAACTTTCAGATGCCAAAGACCGTCCTTGGACGTGAACTTGTGCCTTTACAGGCTGGTGAAAGCGTTGGATTCTTTGACCGAGTGATGAAGAATGGCTATGCTTGGGTAGGAAAGCAGATTGCAATCCTTGACCGCGAGCCAATCACCTACGGAAATTACATTATGTTCCGCGAAGACCTGCTTAAGTATCAGAATAACTTCAAGAATGGTCTACTTGGCTCAGGAATCTCTGATGAAGTTGCAGATAAACTTGCTCGTAAGCAGTCACACGAGATAGCAATCAACCTAGCACGTCAAAGAACACTAGGTTACGTTGATAACTCGGACATTCGTACCAATCTTGCGTTTAACATCCGCAACTTTGGTCGTTACTACCGTGCAACTGAAGACTTCTATCGCCGTATTGGACGCCTCGCTAAGTATGAGAAGCGTGCACTCGTACGTCTTGCAATAGTTAACCAAACTTTTGAGCACTCAGGCTTTGTGCACAAGGATGCCAACGGGGAAATGTACTTTACCTACCCAGGTGATGACGTTCTCAACTACGTAATGGGCAATACAGTGTTCCGTCTACTCGGAATCCCAGGGGCGCAGCCTATGTCTGCAAACTTCGGTGGAAAAGTAAAGATGTTAACACCATCTCTTGACCCAGAGTCCGCAGCCCCACGCCTAGGTGGTCCATTCGTTGGAATATCACTTGGTGTTCTACAGAATATCCCAGGAATTGGTGCGTGGCTACGTGCTGCAGAGCCAGTAATTACAGGTGGAAGTGCCAACCAAGAATGGTGGCGTAAGTTCACCCCAATCAACGTACAGCGTTTGATTGATATGGGTATTAAGAACGATAAGGTAATGATGACAGAGCAGAAGTATTCTGCGACTGTACAGGCTATGCGTTTGCTGGTATCTACTGGTAATGGTCCTGAGACTGGTGCGGATATTAACCCGTTCACCACGAATACCATCATTCAGGCTACTAATATTATGGCGTTACGCTTTGTTACTGGACTTGGTGCACCTGCTTCAGTGCAGATGTTTGCAACCAAGGATGTTCCGAAGGAACTTATTGACGCTGGATACTTTACTTGGGACTCAGAGTTTGCTAAGTTCGTACAGAAGTATGCCAACGAAGACAATCCTTTCGAGAGGGCTTTCGTAGAGTTCGCTACCCTGTACCCAAGCAAGACTGTCTATGCTGTATCTAAGACAACTGCCAATACAGAAGCAGGGTTTGCTAAGACCTACGAAGCAGCACAGTTCGTAAAGAATAACCCAGAGTTAATCAAGAACAATAAGCAGGCTGCTGCATTCTTTATTCCTATTAACGGAACTAGCGACCTTGAGGCATACACATACCTTAAGTCACAGGGTTTTGTAAAGAATAAGGACCTAGAAGAATTCTTGCGTGAGGCTTCAACAGCCGATGCTCGTCAACAGTACAACACCCGCAAGGATATGTACGATGAAACCATCCTTGCGACACCAGATGCAGGCAAGCGTAGATACCTACGCGAGCAATGGAAGGCAGAGTCTAACTTCTTTAAGACTGCTTACCCACTTCTTGCTAAGCAAATATCACCAGATGGTGCATACCTTGCTCTTAAGAATGAAGCACTGGATGACCTTCGTAATGTTGTTTACACAGGTAAGTCTCCAGATAAGAAACTTGCTGAAGTATTTGGGGCAATGATTGCACAATACGATGCAGGCGTTAAGCAATTAAGTGGCGTTACTGGAAGAACAGACTACGACTCTGGTTACAAGAAAGCAATCAGAGAAGACCTCAAAGACATTCTACGTCAGATTGCGGGCGATAATCCTAACGCCAAGTCACTGTACTGGAATTTATTTGAACCTTTGATTGGAGAATAGTGTGGCTGTAGATAAAGATAAAGATAATGTTTACTCAGGTGCCGATGTACCTATAACCGCACGCGACCAAGATGACAACAACCCTAACATTGGCGCACCAGTAGCAAGTCTTGGTGCTGGATATACTGGACAGTATTCTGAATCAAAGCCTTATGCCACAGTATCTACTTTAGGTGAAACTACAGCAGAGTTTAATGCAGCATTCGAGGCAGCATTTGGCGTATCCGCCCCTAAGGAACTTATCAAGCAGTTTTCTACAGAGTTAAGAAACCTACAGGCTAGCAGAAGTAATAAGCGCATTGCTGGCAAAGGTGGGGCAGAGATTGTCCTAGAGGGTGTATCAGCCCAGGAACGTCAGAATGTTCTTAATAAGTATCTAAAGGCTCACGCTAATGTTTTAGCAGAACTAGCCAAGAGGGGCGATGTTAAGGCATCTGCAGCCCTTACTCGTGGCAACTATGGGGTAACTCTTACCACTCTTAGAAATGCTTACAGCGAGAATGGTCTACCAGCAAACGAAGGATTCCTTCTTTCAACAGCACTAGATTCAACACTTGACCCTAATAAGTTGAAGGCAAACATCAACCTTATCAACTTGCAGGCTAAAACATACTTCCCTGCATTAGCAGACAAAATTGACAAGGGTTTTACGGTAAAGCAATTACTTAGCCCATACCTTCAGTCACGTGCAAACATCTTAGAAGAAGACCCAGATGCTATTGATATTAAAGAATTACAAGATGTCGCAAAGGACCCAAAGAACCTTATGAATCTATACGATTACGAAGTATCTTTGCGTAACAATCCTAAGTGGCGCTTTACAAAGAATGCACAGGACACTATGAGTGGTCTTGCTAGAAGCCTAGCGCAGACATTTGGATTGGTTGGATAATGGCATACGACCCACTGACTGGTAAATATACAGCCCCCGCTTCAACCAAGAAATCCTACCTTGATATTCTCAATGAGAATATTGCACAAATTGATAAGACAACTGCTGCAGCGAATAAACTTGCTGCTACACCAACATCTAATTTTACATACAATGCTGGTAATCCGCTTGCCGTAACAACGCCTGCCCCTAAACCAACTGCACCCGCTGGAGTATCGAAAGAATTCCAGGGTGTACTGTCTCGTTTATCTGAGTCAACACAAAGATTGTCTGCTGCAGAAACTGCTGCTCAGGCAGCACTTGCTGGTCCAGTTCAATCCGCTGCAGACCTTGCTCAAATAGAAAGAGACAGACAGGTTGCAGAATCTGCTGCAAGACAAGCAGAGACACTCAACAAACCTGGAGGTCAACTACCTCCACGCCCAGGCGCTGCTTGGATTTGGAATGGTTCAGCGTGGGTTCGTCCATCAATGCCACAGGACGGAAAGACTTACACCTGGGATGATGATAGAGGCTGGGTTGTCCAGCAAATAAATACTGCAACAACTACTACCAATCAGATAGATTCCATTGCTGCGATTAAGGCTTTGCTTTCTTCTTATGGTATTGGTGACTTAGGTGATGCAATCACTGCTGCAGTTATGAAGGGTTACTCAAACGATACTATTCAGTTGATTATGCAGGACCCTAATAGCAATGACCCACTCGCGGTAGCATTTCAACAGCGTTTCCCAGCAAACAAGGCACGCCTTGCAGCAGGTAAGTCAGTATTAAGTCCAGCGGAATACCTGCGTGCAGAGCGTTCTTACACAGAAGTCTTGCAGAGTTATGGTGTTTCAAACCTTGCATCACGTGAGAAGTTGAACCAGTTTATTATTAATGATATATCTGCAGCAGAGGTCGCAGACCGCGTAGGTCTTGCAATCAATCGTGTGCAGAATGCAGACGCAGATACCAAGAAGGCTTTGGCTGAGTTCTATCCAATGCTTAATCAGGCAGATATTGTTGGTGCAGTTCTTGACCCAGCAGAGGGATTACCTGCGCTACAGCGCAAGATTCAGATTGCTGAAATCGGTGGTGCATCTCTTGCTGCAGGAATCAAGACTTCAGAAGGTAAGACAAAGATTGCAATGGGTGCTGAAGCACTCGCAAACCTTGGTGTTACTAAGGAGCAAGCACGTCAGGGATTCCAGACTGTTGCTGAGATTACACCTCGCGCAGACTTCCTATCACAGATTTCTACAGGCGAAGATTACGGACAACTACAGGCAGAGCAAGAAGCATTCCAAGGTCTTGCCTCAGCAAAGCGTGCCCGTACGAACCTAACTGAACAAGAGAGAGCACGCTTCGGTGGAAGCGCAGGCGTAAACAAGTCGAGCCTTACACAGCAAACTAGAGGCGCTTTCTAAAAACAAAGAATCCTGAACGGACCCACCAGCCCCGTCAGCGTAAAAGACTGGTAGTAAGAGCCAGACCATTTCCCCGAATGAATCTGAGGCTTGCGAACTAACTAATAGAGAAGGGTGGCAGTTGCTATGAGCAACAACTACTGGGACGATGAAGACGATGACCTAGATACTGATGTATCTGAAACACAAATGGATGGAAGTGACCTCTTAAAGAAGTTGCGGAAAGCCAAGCGTAATGACGAGAAACGTATTAAGGAACTCACTGAGCAACTTGAGACTTTATCCAAGTCGCAGCGTGAGCGAACCGTCAAGGAAGTCCTAGAAAAGAAGGGTGTGAATCCTAAAGCAGTACGACTAATCCTCAAGGACATCGACGATGTATCTGAAGAGTCAGTGAATAACTGGCTAGAAGATAACGGAGATTTGTTCGGGCTTACTCCTACTCAGGAAGCACCGCAAGCGAGTGAGATGGACCGCGCTGCATTACGTCAGCAAGACATTCTTACTCAGGGTGCACTAACACCCGACAGAGCAGAAGATATAAATATGAGAATCGACCAGGCACAATCCTCGGAAGAACTCATTAATCTTATTTACTCACAAAAATAAATCATAGTTTCTAACACTAAAGGAAAATAACCTAATGCCAAACGCATACACAGGAACAGGGTCCTCCACACTCGGAGGTACCGTTGGTGCTGCTGGTCTGGTACAGCGGGCTTATGACCGTCTCTTGGAGTTCGCACTCCGTTCAGAGCCACTCATCCGCTCAGTTGCCGACAAGCGCCCAGCACAGCAAGCAATGCCAGGTTCATCAGTAGTTCTACAGCGCTACGTTGACCTCTCTGCTGCAACATCAACACTCACAGAAGATACTGACCCAGATGCAGTAGCGCTCTCAACACCAACCTCAGTTACAATTACTCTTAACGAGTACGGTAACTCAGTATTGGTAACACGTGCGCTCGAACTCTTCTCACTTGCAGATGTTGACCCAGCAATTGCTAACATCATCGCTTACAACCTCGCAGACTCAATTGACCGAGTTGCAATGACAACACTTCGTGGTGGCACAAACGTCATCTACTCAGGTTCAACTGCAACATCAACAGCAACAATCACTGCTGCTGCAACAATCTCATCTGCGAACATCCGTCGTGCAGTTGCGAAACTCCGCGCTAACCAAGCAGTTGGTCGCAAGGGTTCACTCTACTGGACTGGTATTCACCCAGAAGTTTCACACGACCTTCGTGCAGAAACAGGCTCAGCAGGATGGCTTCTTCCAAATCAGTACGGTTCATCACAGGACCGCATCTGGGCGGGAGAAATCGGAACATACGAAGGCGCATACTTCGTAGAGTCTTCACGTCTCTTTACTGCAAACGATGGTTCTTCATCTGCAAAGGTGTACCGCACAATCGTCGCAGGACAGCAGGCACTTGCCGAAGCAGTGGCAGAAGAGCCACACGTAGTCATCGGACCAGTAGTTGACAAGTTGATGCGTCACCGCCCAATGGGTTGGTACGGCGTACTCGGCTTTGCTCGCTACCGCGAAGAAGCACTATACCGAATCGAATCAGGTTCATCAATCGCTTAGTTGATTGACGGGTGGGGCTAGGGAAACCTAGCCTCATCAGTAAGTTCACTAAGGAGAACAATGACAACTTATACATTCAGAGGTCCAACTGTAGAAGAAGGTCCAGCAGGCGGGCACCGCCTGTTCTACTTCTATAAGTTGAAGCGTGGTATTACTGTTGTCAAGTCTGGTTCAACCTACTCGACTCTACGCTATGCAGTAGATGAAGACCTTCTTGACTATGACGTTGTTTATCAAGGTGGCTATAACTACACAGTTAATGAGGCTACTAAGGCTGAACTTATCGCAGCAGGTATTGGCGTAACAGAGGCAAACTTTACAGCACAGTAGGGGACAAATGAATCTACATCAAATACAAAAGCATCCTGAATATGTAGAAGGTTGCTTTGGTTGCAAGATAGGAACTCTTGAACTGGGAACTGGTGATGCCACTAGAGACATCTCAGACAAGAAGTGGACATCAGAGTTGCAGGCTTACCGAGATGCGAGAGCACAAGGTATCCAGCCAGCAGGCACAACTCGTGCTCACGTGCAGGCAGCATACGAAGCGTCAGCAACATTGGGTAAGCCATACGATGCAAACACAATGCCAAAGACAAAAGATATAACCAAGAAGACAACCGAAGTACTCAAAGAAGTAGGAGCAATATAATGCCAATGGTCGGAAAAAAGAAGTTCCCATACACAGCCAAGGGTAAGGCAGCAGCAAAGAAGGCTGCATACAAGGCTGGCGAAAAGATGGAATCTAAGTCTGAAAAGAAGATGGAAATGAAAAAGGGTATGAAGAAGATGGGCAAGAAGAAGTAATGCCTAATCCACCAGTAAAGCGTTCTCCTGCCCTTACTGTAGAGCAGCGCAAGGCACAGGAACGTGCCCGCATTAAGAAGGCGCAAGAAGCCTACAAGGACCGCACAAGCCCATCTAATATGACTCCAGCACAGAAGGCTGCATTCCTAGCACAACAAGGAATGAGCAACTACTAATGAAGAAGGCTAAGAACAAAGTCGCCAAAGTTATGGGCGAGTTCAAACGCGGAACTCTTCACGCAGGTAAAGACCCTAAGGGTCCTAAGAAAGCAAAGATTGTCAAGAGTAAGAAGCAGGCTATTGCTATCGCACTTAGCCAGGCAGGGAAGGCAAAGAAAAAGTGAGTGACCCAAGACTAAAGCGAGCAGGAGTATCAGGCTTTAATAAGCCAAAGCGTACACCTAATCATCCAACTAAATCACACGTTGTTGTGGCTAAGGAAGGCGAGAAGGTTAAGACTATTCGCTTTGGTCAACAGGGTGTCACTGGCGACAAGAAGCCAACCGCCCGTCAGAAGTCATTCAAGGCTCGCCACAAGGCGAACATTGCTAAGGGTAAGATGAGCGCAGCATACTGGGCAGATAAGGTGAAGTGGTAATGAAGAAAGCATTCTGGGATAAGAAGAACCCTAAGAAGAAGTCAACACCACTTACACCTGCTCAGAAGGCTAAGGCTAAAGCAATGGCTAAGAAGGCAGGAAGACCTTATCCAAATCTTGTGGACAACGCAAGAGCAAAGAAGAAATAAGAAAGCAGGGGACGAATGACAGAGAAGACAGATTCAATCGCACTTGTATGGTGTGACAATGGAATGGTTGATGGCAAGTTTGCCCAAGGTGTTACAGATGTTTTGCTTAAGTCAGGCGTAAAGTTTGACACAGCAATCCGTAGCCAGGGCAATCAGATTGCACGTCAGCGACAAGTGGTATTTGACTACTGGTATGACAAGACAGATTATGAGTGGCTACTTTGGGTAGACTCAGATGTAGTTATCAGCCCAGAGAAGTTCAGACTACTATGGGATAGCAAGGACGCAGTTGAGCGCCCTATGGTTACTGGTGTTTACTTCACAACAGATAATCCAGAAGAACCACTTATGGTTCCTATGCCAACACTATTTAATTTTGCTACACAGAAGGACGGAAGTTTCGGTCTAACAAGAGTTCACCCAATGCCAGAGAATCAACTGATTAAAGTTGACGCTGCAGGTATGGGGTTCATCCTTATGCACCGAAGCATCATCGAAAAGGTTCGCAATGTAACCGAAGACGGTCAAGTCTTTATGGAGATGGGTCGTGGCACCAAGTTTATCGGAGAAGATATTTTCTTCTTCGCAATCTGTGACAAGGCTGAGATTCCTCTCTACTGCCACACAGGAGCAACATCTCCACATATGAAGCGATTCTCATTCGATGAGCATTACTACAAAGCATTCTTTGGTTCTCTAACTCAACCTAAAGATTCTAAATTAATCGTACCAAAACGCTAAGGAAGGTTAACAATGGCACTAGGCAAAGCAGGCAGCAGCCTTACAGCAGAACTTAATAGGCTGGCAGGTATCACTGATGTCGCTAAGTATCTTGATGAACAAGGTGCTGCTAATCGCTGGGCTAGTACCACTGGACTTTCAACTGTTGGCGCTTTGAATATCAAGGCATCATCATCACGCACACGTGACAAGTTCAAGGACATTGACGGCATCTGTAACGAACTTGCTGGAACAACTGGGCTTGCAGCCCCTGCAGCGCTAAGGAGCATAGACGCCTAATGACAACTCTAAACAATATGATTGATGAGGTTCTAATCAACCTCGCAGGTTATACCTTCCAGCAAGACAGAGCAACACATCTTGCTGCAAGCGTAACCACGACGCTATCATCTAGTGCTGCTCCTACTATCTTGCAGTTGGGTTCTACCGACTCAGTTGGTAAGGGTATCCTTGAGATTGACGAAGAACTAATGTGGGTAGACTCATTCGACAAGGTTGCTAATACTGCAACAGTATCTCCTTACGGACGTGGATACCTTGGCACAACTGCAGCACAGCATCTTGCTGATGCCAAGGTAACTATCTCACCTACCTTCCCACGTTTTACTGTCAAGCGTGCAATCAATGATACTATCCGCTCTCTTGGGGCAAGCATCTTTGCGGTCAAGTCAACAACCTTTACCTTCAACGCTGCGGTATCTACCTACGCATTTGCTAACCTGAATATCAAGAATATCTTGAGCCTTACCTGGCAAGACATCGGACCTACTAAAGAGTGGGTACCAATTCGTCGCTGGGACTTTGACGCATTCGCTAACCCACAGGCTTTCGGATATACCAGTACCGACCAGGTGCAAACTGTAACTTTAGGTGAAGCACCTATCGCTGGTCGCACAGTTAAGGTTATCTATGCAACAGACCCTAACACTTTTGCAGCAAACACAGATATTTATACAACAGTAACTGGACTACCTGAGTCAACAAGAGATGTAGTAATCCTAGGCGCAGCCTATCGTTTGCTCTCATTTCTTGACCCAGCACGTGCAGCACAAGTCAGCCCACAGGCGGATGAGACTGACAGCAAGCGCCCATATGGTGCGTCACAAAGTGCGACTAAGCAACTCTATGCGCTCTATACACAGCGTCTTAACGAAGAGACAAAATCTCAGCAGGCAAACTACCCAATTCGTGTTCACTACTCCCGCCGATAAGGACCAGCAATGACAACTAGAAAATACTCATCCCGCTCTCAGCAGACAACGCTGACTTCGGGTCTTACATCATCTGGTACATCAGCAACTGTCGTATCAGGTACAGCACTGCTTGGTGGCGTAACCATCTCTGCAGGCGAAACCTTCACAGTTGTCATTGACCCAGATACAGCGCTTGAAGAAATTGTAGATGTCACTGCCGTCTCCACGAATACGCTAACAATTGTTCGTGGTATCGACGGCTCATCTGGACAGTCACACTCTGCTGGTGCAGTAGTTCGACATATGGCAATCGGTCGTGACTACCGCGAATCTAATGCCCACGTTGAGAATGTAACTACCGCTCACGGACTTACAATCGCAGATGTTATTACAACAACCAACACAAAGACTTTAACCAACAAGACTCTTACCAGCCCAACAGTAAACACTCCAGCAATTACTGGGGGTACAATTTCTGGTGCTGCAATCACAAGCGTATCTAACCCAACCAATGGTGGAGATGCAGCCAACAAGACTTACGTAGACGGAATCCTTGGTTCAGCAACTGCAGCATCAAGCAGTGCAACTGCTGCTGCTTCTAGTGCTACCGCTGCTGCGACTAGCGCCACAAGCGCTGCAGCAAGTGCAAGCGCTGCTGCTACCTCAGCAACATCTGCTGCCACATCTGCTACTGCCTCTGCATCATCTGCGACAAGCGCAGCAACTAGGGCTACAGAGGCTGCAACATCTGCTACCTCTGCTGCTACCAGCGCAACTGCATCAGCAGGCAGTGCAACATCATCTGCTGCCAGTGCAACTGCAGCGGCTACATCAGCCACATCAGCAGCAGCCTCAGCAACGGCTGCAGCAACCAGTGCTACCTCAGCATCAGCGAGTGCTACTTCTGCAGCATCATCTCTTGCAAGCGTTACTGGCCTTACTGGTGCTGGTCTTGTTCGTGATATGGGCTCAATTACAGTCCCTGACACAACAACAACATCTTATGTAAATATCTCAGCATTCGCTGCAGCAGCAGCAACCAGTGCCACAAGTGCAGCAACCTCTGCATCGAGTGCAGCAACTTCAGCAACAGCATCTGCCAACTCCGCTGCAGCAGCAGCGACATCCGCTACAAGTGCGGCAACAAGTGCAACTAACTCTGCAAACTCTGCGACAGCAGCAGCAACTTCTGCCACTTCTGCTCAAACAAGTGCAACAGCAGCAGCGACTAGCGCAACTAGCGCTGCAGCATCTGCAACTCTCGCAGCAACTATCGTTGCTTCAGCAGTATCAGGAACATTGATTAATGCTAAGGGTGACTTGCTTGTAGGCGTAGCAGATGACACAGTTGCTCGCCTACCAGTTGGAACTAACGGACATATTCTTGTTGCTGATTCAGCAGAGACTTCTGGTATCAAGTGGGCTGCTCCAAGTGCAGCAGACATTACAGCAGTTAATGCTGGTACTGGTATCTCTGGTGGTGGAACAAGCGGTGACGTGACAATCACCAACTCAATGGCAACAGCCCTGACAACCAAGGGTGACATCATTGTTGCTACTGGTTCAGGAACGTTTGTTCGTCAAGCAGTTGGTTCTAATGGTCAAGTACTTACTGCTAACTCTGCTCAGGCAGATGGTGTCGAGTGGACAACCCTTGATGCTTTACCAAGTCAGACTGGTAACTCTGGAAAGTATTTAACAACAAACGGAACAGCAGCGTCTTGGGCAACCATTACAACAGACCCACTGCCACAAATTATGATGATGATGGGAGCATAAGTAAATGTCTAGTTCATTTGCAATCCAACAGCGTAGAGGCACTACAGCGCAACACGCTTCATTTACAGGCTTGGTCGGTGAGATTACAATCGATACCGACAAAGATACAGTCGTGGTTCACGATGGCAGTACCGCTGGTGGTATCCCACTAGCAAAAGAATCAGCCTTGACCGAGGCTGGCTTTAACCCATTTCTACTAATAGGAGCATAATTAATGCCAAACGTATACAAGGTCCTGGCTCAATCTAACCCATCAGCCACAACCGCAACAACACTCTACACAGTTCCATCAGCAACTTCATCAGTACTTTCAACAATTACTGTTTGCAACCAGGCAGCATCTGCTGCTTCATTCCGTATTGCGGTACGCCCAGCGGGTGCAACCCTAGCAACAGTTCACTATGTTGCTTACGATGTAGCACTTGCAGCAAACGATACAACAGCACTAACACTCGGATTGACACTTGCAGCAACTGACGTAGTAACTATCTACGCATCATCTGCAACACTTTCATTCCACGCATACGGCTCAGAAATTTCTTAATAGGAGGATACAATGGCAATCAGTAGATTTAAGACATCTACTTTGGCACAAGGATTGCCAAAGTTTCAAGACCTATGGGATGGAACAACAACAGTATTTGACTCTGATATGGAATTAATTCAGCGAGTATCTGTTGGTTCAGGTGGTGCTACTTCAATTGACTTTACCTCAATCCCTGGCACTTTCAAGCATTTACAAATCCGCGCTATTCAATTTTGCGGAAGCACTGTTTATAATACACTGATTAGATATAACAGCGATAGCGGAAATAATTATGTTTCCCATTATCTTGAAGGTAATGGTTCAACGGCTAGTGCTGGAGTTGCTTACGGAAACCCTCCTATTAACTATGGTGCGATTGGCGAAGTACGAGGCGGAACAAGCAACCCCGATGTTTTTGTATGCGATATTTTAGATTACGCAAATACAAATAAACATAAAACTGCACGGAGTCTTTCTGGCTTTGATACAAATAGCACTGGACTTATTGCTTTTCGCTCATCTCTATGGAGAAGTACTTCTGCTATTACTAGCATAACAATTACAAATGATGCTACTGCAAACTTTACTCAGTATTCACAGTTCGCCCTTTATGGAATTAGAGGAATAGCATAATGACTAAAACATATGTACCAATATCCACCACTACCTTAGGAAGCAATGCTAGCACTGTATCTTTTTCAAGCATTCCTGGAACTTATACAGATTTAGTAATAGTGATGGGTGTTATATCAACATCTAATACAGGGCATTATGTTTATCTTCAATACAATGGAGACACAGGGTCAAATTACTCAACCACAATTTTGACTGGCACAGGTAGTTCTGCCGTATCTACAAGATTTAATGGTAGAACAAACTTTAACATTGACTACTATGCTACTCCAAATACTGAGATAAGTAATCGAATTGTACAAATTCAAAACTATAGCAATACAACAACTTTTAAAACTGGTTTAGTAAGAGCAAACCGTGCTGGTGGCGGAACTGATGCAATGGTTGGTTTATGGCGCTCAACAGCGGCAATTACTTCAATCTTGGTCACACACGATACGGCGCAGTTTGCTACAGGCTCAACCTTTACCCTATACGGAATACACTAAGGAGATACAATGTCTAAGAAACTTCAATGTATTGCCGAGGTAACAGTCGGGGCTGGCGGTGCAGCCAACATAACATTTAGTTCTATTCCTGCAACTTATACCGATTTAAGTATTTCTATAAGCGGTAGAGGTGCATCTAACGGTGGCGGAACAAATCAAGCGTGGGATAACTTTCGCGTTTCATTTAACGGAGGAACGAGCAACCTTTCTAGCACTTGGCTAAACAATACAGATAATTCGGCTAACTCTGGAAGTTCAGGGTCTTTTCTTTTTTCTTTTTCAAGTTACGCTGGAGCAACTGCAAACACATTTGCCAATGTGGGATTGTATATTCCAAATTATGCTTCTTCTAATTTCAAATCTGTAAGTTTAGACAATGCACCAGAAAACAATTCTACTGCTAACGTTATAGGTTTAACTGCTGGTCTTTGGTCTAATACTGCAGCAATTACTTCTATAACTTTTACGCTTGCAGTTGGAAACTGGGCGCAAAATTCAACAGCCTACCTCTACGGCATTAAGAACAGTTAGGACACACTATGGGAATCCGAAGTCTACGAACAGCCAGTATTTCTACTGGCGTTAAGCGAAGCAAAGTCTGGGACCAGAGTGCGATTGTTACAAATATTGGTCAGTTAGCCTACGAGTCTATTGCTACAGTAAATGTTGGTGCAGGTGGAACAGGTTCAATTACTTTTTCATCTATTCCTAGTACATATACGCATTTACAAATTAGAGGATATTCTCCATCAGGTGGTTATCTTGATTTAAGACTTAATGGAGATACTACAACTTCAAATTATCGAGGACACGCTTTATTTGGAAGCGGTAATGCTATAAGTTCAATAACTGCAGCAAATGCTGCATATTTTCCTTGGTCGGGTGGTTGGTCCACTAGCGGTCCTTGGGTTTGCGTGATGGATATTTTAGATTACTCTAATACAAATAAAAATAAAACATTAAGAATTTTAGAGGGTCTTGACGCAAATGGAAGTGGAGAATTGTACCTTAATTCTATTTTATGGATGTCTACTTCTGCTATTTCATCTATTACACTTTCAAGAAGTGGCGTAACAACAGGTCAGTACTCATCATTTGCACTATACGGAATCAAGGGGTAATAAATAATGCCAGCAGGTTCAACATATAGCACGATTGCTACTACAACGCTAGGAAGTGCGGCTTCATCTTTTACCTTCAATTCAATTCCTAGCACTTATACAGACCTTATTCTTATCGCAAATGGTCGTTCGACAAGTGGTTCAACGTCAGGAATTTTCTATACATATAATGGTTCAGGAGGAACGGCTTACTCAAGAACTACTCTTTATGGTAACGGAACTTCAATAGCACCTGATAGAACTACAAACTCTGCATATATAGATATTCCTTGGGACGGTGGCGGTTTATCTACAGTCATTACACAAATCCAAAATTATGCAAATACTACAAATTTCAAAACTGCTTTATTTAGACCATCTACAGGTGGCACTCACGTTTTTGGTTTAACAGTTGGTATTTGGCGTAACACTTCTGCAATTACTTCTATAACTTTAGTAGAAGCAGGAGGTGGAACTTTTGCTACAGGTTCAACCTTTACCCTATACGGAATCGCTGCGGCTTAAGGAGACAATATGCCAAATACAATGACACTCATAGCCTCATCAATCGTAGGTTCAGGAGGTGTTACAAGCATTACTTTTAGTTCTATTCCGCAAACATATACAGACCTGAAAGTTGTTGCATCACTCAGAACAGATGGAACATTTGGAAACAACTTTTATGATACCTACATAACAGTAAATGGAACCAACCTTTCATTTAAAGATTTATTGGGACAAGGTTCAGGAACTGTAACAAGTCGAAATGGTTCAACAGATTTTCCAACTTTAGGTGTTACTTCATCTGGTGCTACAACATCTACCTTTGGAAGCGTAGAAATATATTTTTCAAACTACAACTCAACAACAACTTTTAAGTCTGTATCAATGGATTCTGTATCTGAATCCAATGCAACACAAGCAGCAGCACAGTTGAGTTCAGGACTTTATTCTTCTAATACCGCAATATCTTCAATCACAATAACTCCATACAATAGTCCAACAGTAAAACTTGCACAATACTCAACTGCCTATTTATACGGCATAGTCAAACAATAACGAAGGAGCAATACAATGACAGATACACTGACAGCAATCGAAGTAAACTGCGAAACAGGGGAAGTTATTGAACGCCCTCTAACAGCAGAAGAGATTGCACAACGCGAAGCAGATGCAGCCGCATACGCTGCTCGCAAGGCAGAAGAAGATGCAGCAGCAGAAGCACTTGCTGCACTTAAGGCATCTGCTAAGGCTAAGTTGGTAGCAGGAACACCACTTACCGAAGAAGAAGCAGCAACACTAGTTATCTAATAAGTTCCCTGGGTATGGACGGAAACTGCCCAACTAATTTTTCTTTCTAACGATGGAGGTTCGCCTTGGCAGGCAGAGACATAACCGAAGGTCGCTCCAATAGAGCCATCGCAGTAGACGTTGGAGTTAACTCTTCAACTGCTATTTGGCAGAACACTGATATGTCTTACGACGTAGCAATTGGTGGACTCCCATTCTTCTACGCAATCAATGACTCACGCCCTTATATCCGTCAGACTGCACCCTATCGTAAGGACCAGTTTGATAATGGCAGTGAGCCTGGCGAGCAATCACTTACTGGTTGGTGGATTCGTTCTCAAGCATCCTTCCACTCTGGTGCAGGTATTAAGTTCTATGACCCAGCAACAACCGATGAGAACGGTAAGTATCGCTTTGCTGATTCTAAGGGTGTGGATGTTTGGACCAAGGGACAGGTAACGCTACTTAAAGATGTAGTCAATACTCACGCTACTACTGGGGTGGTAGTTGGAACGGACCATCAACACCCAAACCAACACGTTCGTTCTATCCAATGGAGCAGCACGGAGGGTGTGTTACTACACGATGAGTTCGATGTAGATAAAATTTCAGCAGCAGGAACAGTTACTCATTTTATCGACTATGTTCCTGGAACAACCGAAAAAGTATATGCTATATGTGATGATGGAGTTAATGCTTACTGGGTAACTAATCAAGTGCACGGCGGTGCAAACAAACTGCATATGTATAAGAAACCGTTAACTGGTTCTTCGGCAAGCACAGCAGATGAAACACTTATGTTTCGTGGTGATTCAATTGTAATTACATACGCAACAATGGAATTTGTCAAAGACCGTATTGTTCTTTGTGTTAACAATAGAGTTTACGAACTATCAACATCTGCTTCATCATTGCCCAGCCCTGTATACACTAACCCTAATACAAATTATCATTACACAAGCGTAGCCGCTTCTGGTCCTGCTATTTACACAGCAGGTCATTCAGGTATTTATTCAACCATTCAGAAGTACACGCTATCAACAGCAGGTGTTATGCCCACTCTTACATCAGCAGTCGTAGCAGCAGAAATGCCAGCAGGTGAGATAGTAGAAAAGATTTACTACTACTTGGGCTATATGATGATTGGAACCAACCAAGGTGTTCGCGTTGCTGCAATCAATGACCAAGATGGCTCGCTTAATTACGGTCCACTTATCCTAGAAACATCTCAGCCAGTCTATGACTTTGCTGCACGTGACCATTATGTTTGGGCAACCACTGGTATTGGCGCTCTTGACGGTGGGCTTACCCGCCTTGACTTAAGCAACGAGTTGGAAACACTTCGCTTTGCATACGCAAATGATTTACAGGTAACTCAGACCGCAGAACACTATACAACTGGCGTTGCATTCCTAGGCACAACTAATAGACTTACCTTCTGTACAGCGCACGATACAACAGACGGAGCAATCTATCTTGAGTCCGCAACTACACTTGTGCCATCTGGTTACCTAACTACAGGTAATATCCGATACGGAACACTTGAGCCTAAGAACTTCAAGCGTCTCCTTGGACGTGGCGACTTTACTTACGGCTCACTTACTCTTGAAACTGTTGACAAGAACGGCACAGAGTATGACCATATCACCTACGACTCAAGCGTTAACCCTATCGAAGTGACCACATCTTCACCTGCTACCGCACAAGAGTACGTAGCCTATAAGTTCCTTGTGAACCGTGATGCTACTGACAATACCAAGGGTCCTGTGTTTAAGGGCTATCAGGCTAAGGCAACTATTGCTACACCACGCCAACGGGTAATCCAATTTCCTGTTTACTGCTATGACGTAGAGACAGATAGATTTAATTCAATGATTGGGTATGAGGGCAAGGCTTTCGAAAAGATTCAATCACTTGAAGACATTGAAGAATCAGGTGACGTACTCACTTGGCAAGACTTAACTACTGGCGAGGCACGTCAGGCAGTTATTGAACAAGTATCATTCTCACGTATGACACCACCCGATAAGCGATTCAGCGGATTCGGTGGAGTAATCAACATAACGATTAGGACGGTCTAATGACACCAACAGAATGGGCAGGCTTTGCCGTTGCCATAATGACTCTGCTTGGTGGTTTTACAGCAGCAATTAGATGGTTAGTTAAGCACTACTTAGAAGA